GCTCTAAGCTCTTTCCAGCATGGTATATTGGTAGAAATCCTGCACATGAGATACTGACTGTCTCCCATAGTGACCAATTGTCCAGTGATTTTGGTAGGTCTGTCCGTGATGTAGTAGGTACTGAAGAATTTGAGAAGATATTTAAAGGAGTCTCTTTAAGAAGCGATGTCAGAGCTGCTGGTAAGTGGAAGACAAACCAGAATGGGTCTTACTATGCTGCTGGTGTTAGGTCTCAGATAGCTGGACGTGGCGCACACATAGCTATACTGGATGATGTGATGTCTGAAGAGGACGCTATCAGTGCTTCAGGCAGGAGATACATCAAGGAATGGTATCCAGCGGGGCTTAGAACCCGCATCATGCCCAATGGGGCTATAGTAATTATCAATACACGCTACCACTATGATGATCTCTGTGGTTGGTTGCTGAAACAACAAGAAAATATGGGAGAGTTTGAAACAATCCCATGGGAAGTAATTAGAATACCTGCATGGGTTGACGAAGAAGCAGCAGAATTGCTTGACTTACCTGTAGGCTCTAGTTACTTTCCCGAATGGAAGACTGATGAAGTCTTACGCATGGATGAGAGTGAGATCAAGGCCAGTAATGGTAGTAGATACTGGAATGCACTCTACATGCAGGACCCTACGCCTGAAGAGGGTGGTATTATTAAGAAGAAGTGGTTGAAATACTGGGATGATGAAGAACCACCTAGCTGTGATTTTATAATTCAAACATATGATACTGCTTTCTCTACACGGACTACGGCTGACTACAGTGTTATCCAGACATGGGGTATATTTTCCATGTATAACCAAGATGACAATGGTTTAGAAGACTTAACGCCTAACTTAATTCTACTGGGGAACATCAGGGGTAGGTTTGAGTACCCAGAACTACGAAGGATCACTCAGAAGCTGTATGATGAGCATAGACCAGACGTGTGTATGGTTGAGAAGAAAGCCAGTGGACAGTCTTTGCTACAGGACATGCGTCGGAGTGGTCTCCCTGTAATGGAATACACACCAGACAGGGATAAGGTATCCAGAGTATACTCAGCTTCTCCAATCATTGAGGCTGGTAGAATGTGGATACCCAGTAAGAAGAAGTGGTCAGATGAATTAGTAGAGGAACTACTAAGGTTCCCTAATGCTGCTCACGATGACCAAGTAGATGCAATGACAATGGCTATTCACTACATGAAAGAGTCTTGGCATCTAACACATCCAGACGATCCAGACCTTGAAGATGCACCGCCAACTAAAAAGAAAACTTATTGGTCTTTTTAAATTTGGATAACGATAAAAAGTATGGTATAATAGTATAGTGAAAATATTTAGGGGAATAACATGCCGGGACTCTCAAGTCTAAAAGTAAATATTAAAGATCAACCTCATAATCTTGCATGGATTAATGAGGACGAACAAGCTTTACTTAAAGACCTTGGTGGTTCAGGCCGTCCCGGCCCTATGGGTATTCCTGCTTATTATGATAGTGATCCCGGTGGTGATCCCGCAAGCTATAATGAAGGTGATTCATTTAATGATGAGGGTGATGGTGCTAATGAGAAAGGTACTAGTTGGGGTGTTCCTTCAGCTCAAATAAATTCTTATAATTTTTCTACGGCAAATGAGAGGGGATATACCGGCTCTCCGAGCTACTCCAACCCCGGACCTGACCAAGATTTAGGCGGTGGGATGCCTTATAACGATCCTAATCCTAATACTGCGACATGGAGTCCAAGCAATCCGGGAAGTGGATTTAGCTTTCCTAGAGACAGTCTTGGAAATATAACCGAAGCTGGACTTGAAAACGCTAAAGCTATAGGTATAGATGCAATGGATGACCTGTATGCTAATCCTGAAGCGTTTGGTCTTGGTTATAATGATTTTGTAAACATGAACTTTTTTGAGAAGAGTGAAGCAAGAGACCTTGCATCTATGCGAGAGGATGCTTTTAATATACAAAAAGAACAACAGAAGACTAATCCTAATGTAGTAATAGGTGTTCAACCTGATGGTACTTATGCTTATGGTGGGCCACTAGGAGAAGCCATATCAGCAATGACTAATGAGATATATAAATCAGCAAAGGAAGCAAATAAGTATGGGGCCTTCTCAGCGTTTGTAGGCAGTCCATTAACTGTAGGTTATGATATTCTTAGTAAGCTTGCTGATGATATATCACCGGGATGGCGTGATTCTTTGGACCTCTTTTCTGAATCAACAAAAGAAATGACCAAGGAAGAACGTCAGGAAGAAATAGCGGAAGAAGATAAAAGCTTAAGTAAGGCAGAACGTGAAGCTAAAGAAGACGACATAGCATTTGATACGGCTGTCTCTGATTTTATGGAAAAAAATGCAGAGCAAAGTTTAGATCGCACTGCTGCTGATGCTACTGACAAAGAAATAGGAATGGATTATGCAACTGCTATGGCAGAAGAATCTTATTCCCCACTAAGTGAAGAACGAGGACAAGACTTTGAATATCCTCTCTACCCTACTTCTGATTACTTACCTAAACCTATTTATGAGGGGGATACTGAGGAAGAGCGTTCATCGTCAATGTCTGCTTTCTTGGATGCAGTTGAAAGCTCATTCTCTTCTATAGGCGGCCCTGTATCTGATTACTTTAACAGGTTTCTTCCGGGTGGTAACCCAAAAGAAATTCCTGATCCAAATAGAAAAATCGCTGACAAAATTTATAAAAAAGCCAAAGGTGGTGTAGTGCAGCCACCTATGGTGCAGCCACCTAGTATAGGTCCAACAAGTGAACAAATGTTTAGAGATATATATGGTCTTACTGATGAAGAAGTCGGAGAAAAATTTGCACCTAGTATTTCTCCCTTAAAAGATGTTGCAGTCACAGCAGCGCCAGAAGCAAAACCTAAACTGACAAGAGAAGATTTTGGATACTATAAATATAATCCTGAAGAACTAGGAAAAACAGACCCTTCACTAGACAAGTATTACGAGGAAGGTGAAGACCCTGTATTCACAGATAGAATTAGATATGAGGGTTACACTGATCATGACTGGGGTGATACATGGGGAGCGCCAGAGTGGGAACCAGAACCCGGAATGCCTTGGACTCTTAAGATGATAGAGAACCATCCCTATGTTGGTGAATCTGGAAATTTAGGATATGGTCATAGATCTAACCTTGGGGATAATTCTGATGAACCTCTTGAGGTATCTTTTAGAGAAGCTCCCCCATTTCGAAGGGACAATCCCTCTAATTATAATTACAGTCAATTTAAAAATCCCGGTGCTATTCAAGCAGCATATAGGAAAGACTCTACTCCTACTCCTCCACGAGATGCAGTAAAAAACTACTTTCTAAACCTTGTAGATACTCCTATAGATAATGCAAACCAAGCACCTTCACAGTATGCAGACAGAGATATCTATAAAGACATGATAGATAAGTATTCTTTTAAATCTCCTGAACTTACTTTAGGTAGCGGCTACGACACAGGAACAGATAGTCTGTTTATTGAGAACACAGGTAAAGAAGATTTATTTAGTAAAGCAGCCCGTAAGAACAGAGAAGCTGCCCTAAATATTCCTACGTCTGGACTATTTTCTGATAGTGATACTAGTGCAGATTATCTTTCTAAGATATATGGAATTACTAAAGAACAAGCCGAAGAAAACTTAGCTTTATCTTAAAGCATTGAAGCGTAGCTTCGCTACATTTAACATTAAAAAGTTTGGAATTAATTAATGGCTACAGAACGAAATCCTTTTGATAAGATACCTGAAAACACAGAGACTAATATAGTTGCTATGATGCCTGAAGAAAATTCCAATGTCTCTATTGAAATTGATCCTGAGGATGGTGGTGTAATTGTAGACTTCTCTTCTGAAGAAGATGCAGTCATGGAACCATCAGAAGAAATCAGTGAGTGGTACAGTGATCTAAGCGCAGACCTTGATGAAGAAGAACTACAAGATATTGCCACTGATGTTATTGAAAATTTTAATGCAGACAAAGATAGTCGCTCTGAATGGGAGTCTATGTTTGAACGAGGCTTTGATCTGCTTGGTCTCAAGCTGGAAGAAGGTTCAGAACCATTCCAAGGAGCATGTACTGCTGTACATCCCCTTCTAATTGAGTCGGCTGTCAAGTTCCAATCAAAAGCTTCAGGTGAACTCTTCCCTGCCAGTGGTCCCGTCAAGGCACAGATACTTGGCGCAGCCACACCAGAGAAAGAGATGCAAGCCAATCGAGTTCAGAACTTTATGAACTTCCAGCTTACTGAACAGATGCCTGAGTACTTCGATGAATTTGAAAGAATGCTTTTCCATCTACCCCTGATAGGTTCAGCATTCAAGAAGGTTTATTATAATGCTACACTGAAAAGGCCCGTATCAGAATTTATCCCCATAGACCAGTTCTATGTGTCTTACTACGCCAACGATCTCAGAAATGCGGACCGTTATACTCATGTAATTCAAAAAAGCCCAGTAGATATGAAGTTAGACATGATGTCTGGTGTCTACAAAGACATTGAACTTCCTAGCCCAGCACAACTTACTTCTTCAGGCTTTGCCACTAAGATAGATAATATTCTTGGGTTGTCTCCATCGTATGATGCAGACCCACAGTATGTTATCTTAGAACAACATTGTTATCTTGATCTTGAAGAAGAGGGTATTCCTTGCCCTTATATTGTAACTGTTGAAGAACAGTCAAGACAAGTTTTAAGTATTCGTAGAAACTACAAGCAAGACGATCCAAACAAAGAGAAACGAAGTCACTTCGTTCACTATAGGTTTGTTCCCGGCTTTGGTTTCTACGGGTTGGGCCTTATCCATTTCCTTGGTAACCTCACCATGTCGGCAACTGCTGCAATGCGCTCCCTTATAGATGCAGGACAGTTTGCCAATTTACCGGGCGGATTCAAGGCCAAAGGAGTGCGGATGGTTGGTGACAACGATCCTATCGCCCCCGGCGAGTTCAAGGAGGTCGAAGCAACTGGTATTGATTTATCAAGGGCAATAATTCCCCTGCCTTATAAAGAGCCTTCCCAAACGCTCTTCCAGATGCTTGGGTTCGTGACTGCTGCTGGTCAGAAGTTTGCGGACAGCACTGAGCAAGTTATCTCTGATGCTGCCTCCTACGGACCCGTGGGTACTACAATGGCATTGCTAGAAGCTTCAAGTAAGTTCTTCTCTGCAATCCACAAGAGATTACATAAATCACAGAAGGATGAATTTAGAATCCTTGCACAGATAGATTATGATTATCTACCTGACAAGTATCCATACCAAGTACCATTTGAAGATCGTGATATCTTCAAGGCTGACTTTGATGGACGTGTAGATATTATTCCTGTCTCTGATCCTAACATCCCATCCAATGCACATCGTATGATGTTGTCTAACATGGCTCTACAAATGGCACAGCAATCCCCACCGGGAATGTTTAACATTGAGGAACTAAATAGAACAATCCTTAGTGCTGCTAATATGCCTAACCTAGAACAGATACTTCCACCAAAGATTGAGCCTCAACCTCTTGATCCTGTTTCGGATATCATGGCTGTTACAAAGGGTCTGCCTATTGCGGCATTCCCATCACAGAACCATGATGCACATATACAAGTTAAGATGATGTACCTTCAAGACCCTCAGAATGGTGCTAACCCTATCATGGCTCGTATCAAACCTGTACTTGAGTCTAACATTCAAGAACACTCTGTACTGAAGTATCAAGAACAAATGAATGGTGTTACATCACAGATGCTACAACAAGTACCACCAGAACAACAGGGACAGTCTACTGTTATTGAGATGGCTATGGCAGAGGCTGCACAGAAAGTTATGCAAGCCAATCAACAGCCACCTGCTCCAACACCAGAACAACAGCTTGTTGCTCTTGAGCAGGAGAAGGTTAAACTACAGCAACAGAAGCTTCAAGCCGATACAGCAATCAATGCTGCTGAACTTGAACTTAAAACAAAAGAGCTTGATCTTAAAGAGAATGAACAGATACTTGATATGCTTGAGTCTGGTGCTACTGATAACTTTAAGCGTGAGAAGGCTGAAGCAGATAGAGAAACAAAGAAAGAATTATCAGCAATGAATAATCTTGCTAAGATAGAAGTTGAAAAAATGAAAGACGCAAAAGATATAGAGAATACTAAAATTAATACACTATCTCGTGTAGCAATAGAAGAAATGAAAAAGGGAGACAGCTAATGATGACGAAAGGTAAAGGGTATCCAGAGCATGTAAAGGATACTGCAAAAGGTTTTGGTGACGCACCCAAGGCTGAAGTATATGGTGGTCGTGGTTCACGAAGTGTTCTCAACGAATGGGATAAATCTTCTTATGAATTTCCAGCCCCAAAGAAAAGCACTCAAAAGGCTTCACTGTAACCCAGATGGAAATTTGGGATGAAGTTGTTCAAGAGTTTAATGAAGAAATTGAGAGATTAAAAGTATCACTAAGTAATGGTGTTGCTGAAGACTTTGCCCACTACAGACAACTTGTAGGTTCTGTACAAGGTCTGGAGTGGGCAAGAACAAACCTAACAGAAATTATTAAAAAAAGGATGTATAAAGAGGATTAAATGAGACAGGTACAAATGGGTAATGCAATGAAGAATGACGAATGGATTGATATTGAAGATGAAGTAAGTGACCCAGCTGATCTTCCAGAACTACCGGGCTTCCATGTTTTAGTAAGGCCCTTGACAGTAAAGAGTAAAACAAAGGGTGGTATCTTTATTCCTGATTCCACCAAAGATGATATGAGTTATCTTACGACTGTAGGTAAGGTAATCGCATTAGGAGACTTGGCTTACAAAGATGTAGATAAGTTTCCCAATGGAGACTGGTGTAAGGTAGGAGACTACGTATGCTACGGTAAACATGCAGGAACAAAGCTATACTATCAGAATGTTAAACTATTACTATTGTTTGATGATCAGGTAATTATGCGAGTCAGTGATCCAAAGAATCTTGATCCTACATTTAATTTAGGAAAAGGCTCTAACTGATTTGTGATAAGCCAATAAGTATGGTATAATAGTATAACAATAAATTATTACGTAAGACGTTTGTCTCGTAAGCAACGGAGAATATAATGATTGAGAACGATGATTGGAGTACTGTAGAAGTATCCCAAGGTGAAGTAGAGTATGAGATTGAAGAACCTGAAGTTAAGCAGGAAGCTCAAGAAGAGATTAAAGAAGATGCAGTAGAAGTTGAAGAGCCTAAAGAACTTGAAGGAATTGAAACGGCTGGTGCAGAAAAAAGAATTAGACAACTTGTTAAACAAAGAAAAGAACGAGAAGAACAAGTAGTATCTTTACAAATACAGAATGAAGAACTAAATAAAAAGTTATTGGGTAAAGAAAATGAAGTACAGAGTATGGGTAAACGTACTCTTGATATGTCAGAGAAACAGCTAACAGATAAGATAACGTTAGCAAAAGAAGTCTACCTAGAAGCATTCGATGAAGGAGAAAAAGAAAAACTCCTTAATGCTCAAGAAATGTTAAACGAAGCACAAAGTGATTTGAGAGCAGTCAATAGTGCTAAAGCACGTTATGCACAGCAAGCACAGCAAGCACAGCAAGCTGTGGAACCCACACCAGTGGCACAACAGCAGCAGGTTCCACAGGCAGTGTCTGATCCTAAAGCAGAACAGTGGGCATCAGATAATGATTGGTTTGGTAAAGACAATGTGATGACTGCGGCTGCACTTGCTATTGATGCAGAGTTAAAGAATGAAGGATATGATCCAAGTGATAATGATTTTTATCAAGAGATTGATAACCGAATTAAAACGTCTTTTCCACATAAGTTTGAAGAAGACAAAGAACGTGTTCAGGAAACTACGTCAAGTCCTGCTCAAGTGGTGTCGGGGAGTTCTCGCTCTTCTCCGAGTTCTAGGA